GTATGTCTTATTGGTGGAGTAAATTCATATACTCATGAGCCTGAAGATGATTGGGAATATGGAAAAGAAAATTTTACAACACTTCAAATGGAATCATTAAAAAAAATACTAAATGCATATTATAAAATATGGCCTGGAGGATCTGCGTTTGGACATAATGATATACATGAATGGGCACAAGATCCTGGATTCGATGTTGCAAGATTTGTAAAGACAAATTTTAATAAAACTAATCAAACTAATCCAAGTGAAGACGCTTTAGATCAGTCAGCTCTCGTGGCTGAATCTGTAATGTTAACAAACGCAACAACAGAATATAATAAGCCTGCTGCTCCTCTTGTAGCTCCTATAGCTAAATTTCCACAAGTAGCTGAAGCTGTACAGGATAACGTTGGGGCAATTATAGCGGGTAAAATTCCAATTTCTGTTAGTGGCTACGATGAAGCAGTGCATCTTTTTAATCAAGGTAAACTAAAAGCAGGCGATATTATAAAGTCAGCAAATAATCTTACAGATGATATATTTACAGTTACACGAGATGATCAAAAATTTGAAGAGCTTAAAAATAGTTTACCAGCAAATATTACTGTTGCCGATATCGAACTTTTACAAAAAGGCAAGGACAATATTGGTTTAGTAGATCTGAGAGGCCTTACTGCTGGGGAACTTAGGCAATTAGCGATTGGCGAAATAGAATTAAGATCACTTCAACTTGAACAGGAAGTACAAGACGCAGTTGGGTTTGCTGACGTAGTAACAAAAGCAGTAGACGAATCCGGGCTATGAATTATAAAGGGCAAATGATATGAGTGTAGTTCCAAACGAAGAATCTAACCTTATGAAAAATAATAAGGACGCGGCGCTTGCCGGCAAAGCTGTAACTCATGGATATGATGATATTACCGGTGAGAATCCTAGGTCTGAATATCATTATGAACAAGGAACTGAAAAAAGCACCAGAAAGGCTTTAGTTCATAATTTAGAAACTGATGTTGCTATTGTTGCCGGAAGAGAAGATATAGACCTAGTTCATGAATCACCGTCAGACTCAGTGAATCTATCTATAAAGAAAACTCCTAAAGGTCATGTAATGATTTTTGATGATACAATTGGAGGAGAGCGTATTCTTATGAAGCACCTGTCTGGTGCTGGAGTGGAAATAAAGCCAGATGGATCTATTATTGTTAATTCACGAAATAATAGAGTGGATCTTATCACTGCTAATCATCATTTGTACACGGAAGGCAATGGTACACTTACATATTCAGGTGATTTAAATATGAATATTGGTGGAGATTTTAATCTTGACGTGGGCGGTAATTATAGTTTAAAAGTTGGTGGGCATTGGATTGTAAATATATTTGGCTCATATACTAAACGCATCATTGGAATGATGACCGAAACTATTCAAAAAGTAAAAAGTACTACAGTCTTAAAAGATGTATCAAATACATTTTTAGGTAAAGTTAGTACATCAATTAAAAAAGACTATGAATTTATTGTAAGAGGAAACGCAGATTATAATCATAAAGGATCTACAACATTAACATCTGAAAATGAAACTACGTTGACCGCACCAAATATTAATATTGTTGCACAAGATTTGACGGTCACTGGAGATACTGGAACCATCGGCGGTGAGAATATCGTGATGTTTAATTATAATATGTACACCGGACATTCTATTACAGCAGTCGATACTGTTACTACAAAAAGTGTGTATGCTACTGATACTTTAAATTCACAAACAATAACCGGAACAAGAATCAATTCAACATCTATGCATGCTTCAACATTTCATGGAGATCTTAATGGCACAGCACAAAATGCAGTTGTAGGTGGTACTGATACACATCCTGGATCATCACATGGATTTAGTGTTTCAAGTATTATACAAGCTGCTATAGATGCGACTGCAGTAAATACTGATCGCGGGCCAGACGCATCTGCAGTATCAGCCATTAAACAAAAACCTACAGCTACAACTACTGCAGTATTCTTAGATAAATCTGCCTATATGGTTCAATCTGTATTTGTAGATGAAGATGATGGTATTTACAATTATTTAGATAAAACAGTGTCTACTGGAGGAGTAACAGATAAGCCACTTACTACAGCCGAAATAAGAATTAAAATGCGGAATAGCAATAATAAAGCAAATACTTCTTTTGTCCAAGAGCAAGTTGCAGCCGGAACATTATCAAGTAAACATAGTTCAAAGGTTCCTCCACACATTGGAAGAATTGTAGGTAAACAAACACAAACTAGATTAGGATCTAGAATGATAGGTGCAACAGAACCTACTACTATTACTAATAGATTTACGGCAAGTGATACTTCTAAAAAAGGAATTAAATTTATTATTCCAGAGGCACAATATAATCCAAACAATATAGCTGAAATAAAAATGGGAACTTTGCTTGGTCCAGGAATGCCTATTTCAAAGTTCTTTCCTAATTCTGAAACTATGAATCATTTAAGTCAGATAGAAAGAAAACGTATTGCGAGGAATTTAGTTGGTGCTGTTAAATTATTAAAGCTAGTAAAAACTCCAAAATTTATGGATAATTTCAATATTACTATTACTGAAGGAGTACAAAAATTAGGGCCTACTGACGCTGCATTACCTCTAGATTCAATTACAAAGCTATCAGCATCAGGCAGAGTAGTAGGATTTACAGTATCTAATTCAAGAACTGGTGAACTAGCTCCTGATATAGCTTATGATTTAGTTACATATTTAAAAGATAATAGCGAATATGATAAACTAATAATGGCGTATGATACTTATCAAACAGATATAGATGGAAGTGAGACTTTATTTGCTACTATTATAGCTGTAATGCCAGAAATTCCACAGGACTATAATGTAAAATTTAAACAAAAAATATCAACAATATTTAATGACACTTCTCAATCAGAAGAAGATTTAGTTGAAGTAGTGTTAACGGATACTGGCCTACTTGAGGTTCCAGACGAAAGTACGCCTAAAATTACTCCTGACGGATTAAAGAAAATAAAAACTAAAAAAGGTTATACAACATTTGTATCAGGTGCTTTATGGAATAATTTTCAAGGATTTGTTAATGAACTTGAAGAAACAGGATATACTATTAATAATATTCAAGGACATTCTGCTACTTCTCAAAGATACGGTAATGTTTCAAATGAATATACAGGAGAGGATCTATGGACAGCAAATGCTTCAGGATTAGGAGTTAATATTAATCCGGTAACAAATTTAAAAGGACCAAAGCTAGTTACGGACTTGCCTTCTGGAATTGCTAGTTTAGCAAAAAAACACGGATTAGGTTGGGGAGGTAGTTTTAAAAATTATAAAGATGCTAGCCTGTTTAGTGCTAGAAGTGAAGAAGGTGGAACTATTCCCGCTCCTAGAAAACCAGAAGTATATAAAACAACAGAAACTAAAGACGAAATTGCTAAAGAAAATGTTGAAGCTTTACGCAATTTTAATGAATCACTTGGAGGAGGATTAGCTCAAGCTGAACTCACTGAAGCGGAAAGAGCATACGCAGTTGAAAAAGGATATATAAAGTAATTCGCGATGGCGATCTTTGGAAAATAATTAGAGTTAGCTAAAAATCATATAAATAGAATAAACAATAGAAGATAGAAAAATGGTAACAAAAGCATTTGCAGCAGAAGACGGTGATTTAGCTAGTCCGGGTATTATTACTTCGGTAATAAACCCCAGTAAAGATATCAATTTATCATTTAATAAAAAGACTAATGGTGATATTTTTAAAAAAGAAGACGCCGCAGCAGTTAAGCAAGCTGTAAAAAATTTATTAATGACTAATAAATTTGAAAAGCCATTTCAACATCAATTCGGTGCTGACTTGTCTGGTTTATTATTTGAATTAGCAGATGATTTAATGGAAGACGATATTAATCAAGAAATTATGATGGCAGTAAAAAATTGGGAACCTAGAGCAAGAGTTATAAATGTTCAGTCACAAGTCCAGCCGGATCTAAATAATATTTTTTGTAGAATAGAATTTCAAATAATTGCAACAGGCTCAATAGAAGTCATCGAAACATCAGTAGCGAGGCTAAGATAAATGGCAACGAATATTACATCAACTCAACTTGACTTTGATCAAATCAAAGCTTCGCTTAAAACATATCTAAAAGCAAAATCAGAATTTTCAGATTACGATTTTGATGCATCTGGACTCAATAATATATTAGATGTTCTTGCATATAATACTCATTTTAATGGATTGATTGCTAACTTTGCTTTAAATGAATCTTTCTTGGATACTGCACAGCTACGATCATCAGTTGTTTCTCATGCTGAAATGTTAGGTTTAGATGTTTCTTCAAAAACATCGTCGCAGGTTACATTAAGAGCGAGTATTAATTTATCAAACGATGCTAATAGACCAACCGCAGTTGTTTTACCAGCCGGAGCCAGCTTTTCGACTACTATTGATGGTAATACATTTCAATTTTTTACAAGACAACAATATACTGCTATTGATGCAAATGGAGTATATACATTTGCAACTGCTACTGGCGTTGAAGAAATAATTGCATATGAAGGCGTTATAAAAAATAAAACATTCTTTGTCGGTGAAACCACTGATAGACAGGTTTATGTAATTCCTGATAAAAACATAGATGTTAAAACAGCGACTGTAACAGTATTCAACTCAGTAACATCAACCGATAGCACCGTATATACTGAATTAAATAAAGCTGTTACTGTCAGTGCCGCTTCTACACTTTATACAATACGAGAAACTCCAAATGGTTTTTATGAACTTAATTTTGGTGATGGAGTTACTTTTGGTAAAGCTCCTAATGCGGGAAATAAAATTGTTGTTAACTACCTTAGTACTAGTGGAGCGAGTGCTAATGGTGGAGCAATATTTACTTCAAATACACAATTAACAGTAAATGGCGCTTCTAAAGTTATTAACGTTACTCCGCTAACTAATTCAATAAGTGGAGCTGATTTACAATCAATTGATGCTATTAAACAACTTGCCCCAGCGGCGTTTGCAACTCAACAAAGACTTGTTACAGCTCTTGACTATGAATCTATGATTAAAGCTAATTTTCCAACTATTACTGCGGTTTCTGCATGGGGAAGTCAAGATAATGTTCCAGTTGATTACGGTAAAGTGTATATTAGTTTGGGGTTTGATGATACTGTAACTGAAGATGAAAAGGTTACGCTTAAAGCAGCTATAGAAAATACATATGCTGATAATTTAGGAATTATGGCTATAGGAACAAAATTTGTTGATCCTGTAAGTATTGGATTCAATTTAGAAACTCAGATACAATGGGATCCAAATCTTACTGGACTTAAAAGCGGTAATGTTGAAAATAAAATAAAAAATCTTATTAAAACACATTTTGCAACCAAATTAAATGGATTCGGAAAGACATTTAGAAGATCAGCTTTGTTAACTGAAATTGATGCGTTTGATCCATCTATTCTTTCTTCAAAAATGGATGTTAAACTTATAATAAATTTAATTCCGCTTTTAAATAAACAACAGTCATATAAGATGTATTTTCCGGTTAGACTAGAAGCACCGGGTCTTACATTTTATAGTATTGAATCAACCTCATTTACATATGGGGCATCAAATAAAATTGCAAGAATACGTAATAAGTTAGGAACTACAGTACTTCAAATTGTTGACGCTAATAGTGCAGTTATTGTGGATACTATTGGAGAATATTTTACGCAAAGTGGTTTAGTATCTTTGAACGCGTTTACCCCAAGATCTATTTTAGACGGCACACCTTTTATAAAGTTTACAGTCACTCCGGCTGATCAGAGTGTAATAAAACCACTTAGAAATTATCTATTAAAAGCCGATGATAAAACTATGCAAGTTGGAATCACAGTTGATTTCCAAAATACAAATGTAGTATTAGGCTAATAATATGGCAAAGACAAAAACTCTGAAAGACTTTAACAGGCTACCAATAAATCTACATAGGTCTTCTATTCAAGAAGTCTTACCTGAGTATTTTCAAACAGAGTATCCAAATATTATTTTGTTTTTAGAATATTATTATGATTTTTTAGATGACAATTCTAATTTTGGTGAATTAATTCAAGACTTGTATACTGTTCGAGATGCCGAAGATAATCTTTTAACTCAACTAGATCTAATGTTTAATGAGTTTGCTTTAGGAACTGGTGTTAAATATTTTCCATCCAATCCTAGAGAAGTTATTAGGCAATTTGCAAAATTCTATAGAGTAAAAGGTTCTAAATATTCAGCTGAAGGATTTTTTAGGGCTTTCTTTTTAACTGATGCTGAAATACATTATCCTAAAAATGATTTGTTCTTCCTAAATGATAGTGCATCTGAAATAGGAGTTGATGCCCAAAAAGTAATTCAAGATGGCGGAATATATCAATTATTATCACACTTAATTAGGACTGACGTTGCTATGCCTAATTGGCAGCAACTTTATAAAAAGTTTGTCCATCCGGCAGGATTTCACTTAGGGGCTGAAATTGTTATTCAATCACCCGGTAAGTTATTTGAAACACCAGCTATCGTAACCTCGTTTGCTCTCCCTGAATTTATATTAGCACCCTCCGAACCAGCTTCAATATCAGAAAACTTTTTATACGATTCAATTGGAACAAGACCTGTTGCTGATACATTACAGTTAGTAGATATTACATCATTAAATACAATGAATTATAATGGAGTAAATTATAACATAAGAATGCACGTAAGACCTTTGAAAGAAGATGCTTATTTAAATCTAACTTTGGCTGTACTAAATACGCAGAGATCTAGTATATACGATTGGGGATCTCAGACAAGGCAGATTTGGAATACTACTACAGATAGTGCAACTTTAATTCGTGTCGATGATGCACCTACACATATCGGTGCAGATTCTTATGGATATTATGGAACATATCCATCATTCTATGTGGGAACTGGCGATAATCCAGATTATTTGAAAAAACCATATCCTTCTGTTATTACTACATCTCTCGCATATGCAGAACTTGGAGCAGCACACTTTGAAGCTGATTCTGATATGACGCAACTTTATCCACTTTATGACTCAGATGTGGTAGTATAGCATGAATAAACTATATAAATATAACTAACATAAATTAATATTTTTAGCATTGCAATTTTGAGTAAGTATTAAGAGGAAACTAATATGACAGCTGTCGTTACCGATGATTTAAAATTTAATATTCTACAATCATTACTAGGAGATTATAATACTTCTGGTACAGAATATTATGTTGGCGTAGCAAGATCTGAGCAATGGGACAGTAATGATACTGCTACTACACCTATCAATTCGAAGTATGATATTATTGATTTTCAAGAGCGACTACAATCTATAAAAAAGGTAGAGGCCGCTAGCTTTGTTGTCCCTAGACAGGATTGGGTTTACGGTACAATCTATCCACAATGGGATGATCAAAGGCAGGGAAATGTTAGTACTGGTAGATATTATTATGTTTTAACAGATAATTATGGCGTATATATTTGTTTAAGAACTGGTAAAAATAAACAAGGGGTGTCACAGCCGTCTCTTATAAAACCAGCTTCAAGTAACCTTGATCCTTTTGAACTTTCTGACGGATATGTGTGGAAGTTTCTTTATACAATATCAGCTCTAAAAGCAAATTACTTTTTATCTTCTCAATATATGCCAGTTCATCGGCAAGAAGCTATAGATTCTAATTCTACTGGTATTGAGCTTAAACAATTTGCTGTACAAGGAGCTGCAAAAGGTGGTAGAATTACTACATTTTTAATGACTAATGGCGGACAAAATTACGGTACAGTTGGCCAAATACCAAATGTGGTTATTAGAGGTAACGGTGAACTTCTATTTGGAGATTCTGCAGCTTCGATTCTATCGGCTGTAATCGATTCCGACGCGGGTACAATTACTGCAATTAAAACAAAGACCGGTATTGGCAATACACTAGATTATTTAGATAGTTATTCATTCGCGGAAGCCATCATTACAGGTGGAGGAGGCGATAGCGCAAGAGCAAGACCAGTAGTTGGTCCTGATCCTGGGTTTGGCTTTGACCCTCGTAAGGATTTGAAATCAACCGCTTTGATGTTTAGAAGTAAGATTTTAGACACCGACGACGATTTTATATTGGCTCAGGACTTTAGGCAAATAGGATTAATTAAAAACCCAAGTGCTGGTGATTCAGCCGGTATTTTTAATGCTATAACTGGTATTGCTAGTCGGAACATGAAACTTTCTCAATATACCGTTGCTCTTGGAAAAGATAAAACTATTCAAGGTGTGAGCTCTAGTGCAAAGGGTTATATAGATAATGTTGATTCTAGTGTGGCAGAAGGAACGAGAGTGTTTTATCATCAATCAGCTGAAACCGGGTATAAACAGTTTGTAGACGGAGAAACTATTCAAGAAATAAATGGAAACGGTGAAGGAGTTATTCTTTCCGCAGACCGGCCAGGTGAAGTAAATAGATTAAGCGGTGAAGTATTATATCTAGATAATAGATCTGCTGTTCAGAGATCCACAAGTCAATCCGAAGACATTAAAGTCATCATCCAACTATAAGAGTAGAGTAATAATATGACAGTAACCTTCTCAGAAAACCTAATGAATGCTACTTATAAGGATGATTTTTCCGATAGTGCTGGCTATAAGAGAATACTTTTTAATCCACGTAGAGCTCTACAAGCCAGAGAATTAACACAATCTCAAACTATTATTCAAAAAGATATGGAAAGATTTGGTCGTAATATCTTTAAAGAAGGAGCAATGGTTAATCCTGGTGGAATTAGTATTAATGCTAATATTGATTTTGTTAAAATTGTAGCAGGGGATTTAAGTGGTCCTGTTAGTGCATTTCCAACTACTACTAATGCAGTTCCTGGTGCAATTTATAATGGATTAACTTCTGGAGTTAGCGCAGAAATTATTGAAATTGTAGATGGCGACGGGACTGCTGATAATCCTCCTACTCTTTATGTCATGTATCGAAGTGGCGGAGCGCAGACCGCTGGAACTACATCATTAAAATTTCAGCCAGGAGAAACTATTCAGTTAGATAATGGTAGTGATCAATATAAAGTACAAACTGTTAATACAGTTTCAAATCCAGCGGTTGGGCAAGGAGTTAGAATATCTGTTGCATCCGGTGATTATTTTACACAAGGACATTTTTGTTTCGCAAAAGCACAATCATTAATTATTTCAAAATATACAAACGATTTTACTGGAGAAGTTGGTTTTAATGTTGTTCAGGATATTGTTACTGCAAGTGATGAGGACGCGTTATTTGACAATCAAGGAGCATTTCCAAATATTGCGGCTCCTGGTGCCGATAGGTTTAGAATTACATTAAATCTTGCTGTAAAACCTTCTACTCCTGGATTAAATACTTTTATGTATATTGCAAATATTGTAAATTCAGTTATAGTAGAACAGGCGAATGGATTTAATCAATACAATAAAATTAATGATTTAGTTGCAAGAAGAACTGCAGAAGAGTCAGGAGACTATGTTGTAAATCCTTACTATTTAAATTATGATTCTGGATCAGCAACTTCATTAAATGCTGTGTTAAGTCCTGGAAAAGCTTATGTAAATGGTAATAGAATTAATCATCCGGTAAAAACCACAGTGACAGTTGCAAAAGCGACTACCTTTGCGGGAAACACTGCTACAGGACCTCAGTCATCGATAGCTGCTGAATATGGAAGCTATGTTGTAGTATCAGCGATAACCGGCGCGTTGCCTATGGACTCACCTGGAGGAAATGGAAAAACTACTTATCCGGAAGTAGAAATTCACAATAATACTACACCAAATGGTAATACTACTAAAATTGGAACGTGTAGAATTCGACATACTGATAGTCCAGCAGCATTTGGAAGTAACTACAGATTGTTTGTATTTGATGTAGTAATGACCGGCGCAAATAGTTTTAGAGATGCTAAGACACTAGCATTTGATTCAGTCGATACTCATTTCGCTACTTTAGTTTTAGAGAATAGCGTTGCGGCTATTAAAGAAGCAAATGATAATAATTTGTTTTTCCAATTACCAGTAACTCGTCCAAAAGATGTGGCACTTACAAATATTACAGTTCAAAGAAAGTTTACAGGCACAATAGCATCTAATACAGTAACTTTAACAGCTCAATCCGGTGAGGTATTTAGTAATAGAGGTGACTGGATTGTGATGGAAAATGGTACAATTATATCTAACTCAACCGGAACTATTGGTGGACAAACAATAACTCTGACAGGATTAGGAGCAGATAATCCAATTGAAGTATTAGCTTATGTTACAAAAACTTCTAATATATCAGTAAGAGCAAAAAATATTTCGGCTAATCAAACTAAAACAGTAGCAATATCTAATAACGCGGTAGCTCTGGGCCAAAATGATATTATTGATGTAACAGTAATAAAAGCTGGATCGTCATCCGGGGCTGATGTTAGTGATCAGTTTGTAGTAGATAATGGTCAAAGAGATGGATTTTATGCACCAGGTCAATTAGTCCAAAAATCAACAAGTGGGCTTACAGGAAATATTTATGTAGAATTTACATACTATCAGCATGGTGCTGGTAACTGTTTTGCTGTCGGGTCGTATGCTACTACATCTTACGGTAATATTCCATCATATACTATGCGAGATGGAACCGTTATTGAGCTAAGAGAAGTATTAGATTTTAGATCTGCTAAAAAGGCTGATGGTACTTTTGATGATGCCGGCGGCGCATCTGGAGGTGTTGTCAATGAATTACCACAAAATGATACTCTTATTACTTCAAGAATAGAGCATTATCTTGCTAGACAGGATAGAATTGTTGTTGGAGAAGATGGAATTATTTCAAATTTAACTGGAGTTCCAGCTGATCAGCCTAAATTGCCACAGTTACCGCCAAAAACTTTAGAATTGTATAGAACATCTCTTAATGGCGGTACCATTTCTCTATCAGATATGGTAGTAAAATTCATGGATAACAAAGGTTACACCATGAAAGACATTGGTAAAATTGATAAACGAGTTGACTTGCTAGAGGAAACTGTTGCATTAAGTCTACTTGAACTTGATACAAATGCCCTTGAAGTATTAGACGGTTCTGGTAATAACAGAACTAAATCAGGATTCTTAGTTGATAATTTTAAGGATCTATTTCATTCTGATGTTACTAATGTAGAATATAAAGCTGCAATCGATCCAAAAGGAATGGCATTACATCCTGGATTTACTGAATATAATGTAGGACTTTTGTATGATGCATCTCAGTCATCTGAAACTGATGGTGTATGCGATACTATATTAGAAGGAGATAATGTATATCTTAAATATACTACTACTCCGTATATAACACAGGATAAAGTTTCAAGGGCTGAAAATGTTAATCCATTCATGATTTCTATGTATCGGGGTTCTATAAATCTTTCTCCGCAGTCTGATGAATGGAAAGTAGATCAGCAAGCAGCAGCTAGGGTTATTGATGGCGGAACAAGATTAAATACTAATCAAGCATTAATGTTCGACCAATCAGAATGGGGTTGGCTTGGTACTGACGTTGAAGGTCTTGAAGTAGGTAACGAAACTACAGTGTCAGGATCAGAACGGACTACTTCAACTGCATTTAGAGAACGAACAGGCAATTGGACTAGATGGGGATTTGATCAGTCTACAAGTGCAGTAGTTAATAGAGTAGTGGCATCTGAAACAATCAGAGTCTCACTAGGGTCTAAAATTATTGACATTGCCGTTATACCATTCATGAGAAGCAGAAAAGTTAGTTTTGAAGGAATTGGATTGAGACCAAATGCATATCATTTTGCATATTTAAATGATGTTAAAATTAATGATTTTGTCAAATCTACCGGAACTTTTGACAGAATTAATTCAGCAAGAGTAGAGTTTGAAAGTCCTAATAATATAACATCTCACCCAGATGGAGCAAGTACACTCTTAACTGATGCTTTAGGTACCGTTTCAGGATCATTCTTTATTCCTAATAATAGTACCACTAAGTTTAGAACAGGAAATTCTGAGTTTAAACTTCTTGATGTAACCGAAATTGAAACAAACGGTGGAGTACCCGGATCGGTTGGAGTTGCTAATTACAATTCCGCCGGTGCGCTGCAGACCTGGCAAGAAGAAATAGTATCAACTCGTCATTTAACTATTGTAGGGCGGAGAGTAACTACAAGCTCAGGTAGAGTTCAAACAGGGTCAGCTAGAGTAGAAAATCGTGACAACCCTGATCCTTTAGCACAATCCTTTTATGTGACAAACAAAGAGGGAATGTTTGTTTGTAAGGTAGATTTATTTTTCAAAACAAAACACACGACTCTTCCAGTATGGATCGAAATACGTCCGTTAGTGAATGGTTATCCAGCGTCTAATACAATTGTACCAGGATCTAGAAAATATTTAAATCCAGGATCAGAAGTAAACGTATCAGATGATGCTTCTGTAGCAACATCATTTACTTTTGATGAGCCGATTTATTTAAGCGGAAATACGGAATACGCAATTGTATGCATAACCGACAATACTGATTATTTATTGTGGACATCATTTATGGGTGATTTTGAATTAGGTTCTACTGCAAGAAGAATTACAAAACAGCCATTTTTAGGATCTTTCTTTAAATCGCAAAATAGTACGACATGGGAAGCTTCTCAAGAACAAGATATGAAATTTGTATTACATAGAGCAGTATTTTCAACAGCTGGTGGTGATGCGTATCTTAAAAATGCAAATTTACCTCTTGCTGGATTGCAAAGTAATCCTATTGAAACAACTAACTCTTCAGCAGTTATAAGAGTTTATCAGAAAAGTCATAATTTATTTGTTGGTGACAAAGTAACATTAGCTGGTTTAACAACAACCAATGGTATTACTGCAGCGCAATTAAATACCACTCATACTATTACTCATATTGATCCAACAGGTTATAAAATTACACTAGCAGCCGGTACTGCAACTAGTGATGGTGTGGGCGGCGGATTAGTCGCTACTGCAACTAAAAACATTCAAGGTAGCACCGTATATCCAATACTTCAAACTTTAAGTCCAGAAAATACGAGTATAACAGCTACTTCTAAATTATATAGTGGGTATTCAAATGTTGCATTGGAAACTCCGTATATTACGCCCGCTGCTGGATATACTCCAATCGCGTTAAATCAAAAAAATTATTTTGACAATCCGGTTATGGTGGCGGCGGCAACAAAAGAAGATGCATTAGTTGGCAATGGTGGATTAGGTGGAGCTGACACCGCTTCATTAAAAATTTCAATGAATACTACAAGTGATTTTGTTTCACCAGTAATCGATCTTCAAAGAGCATCATTGGTTTATACTAAGAATGAAATTGATTATCCGGTAGGATCAACTATAAGTGGACAAAACGTGGTATTTGACTTTGCGGCAGAAACAACTCCGTTTGGTGGAAGTGCGCTAGCTAAACATATCACTAAACCCGTCACTCTAACAAATACTGCGGTTGGTCTAAAAGTATTAGCAGCTATAAACAGACCTACCGGCGCAGTTGTAGAAGTTTATTATAAAACTGGTACAGAAGATACGATATTGACAGATATTAATTGGACACTTGCCACGCTTGAAGCACCAGTATCTATTTCAGATAATTTGTTTACCTATAAAGACTATAGATATTTGATAGGAACCGAAGCTGGAAATATACCAGCATTTACTACTTTCCAAATTAAAATAGTATTATATGCAACTAATAATTCAAAAGTTCCTACTGTAAAAGATATGAGAGTCATTGCGTTAGGAGTTTAAAGTGAAGAAAAAAGTAGATTATGTAAAAATACAAGGTCATCCGAATCTTGCTAAAGATTTAGAAACGGGTGCCATATTAAATATAAATAGCGATGCTGTTAAAATGGCAAGACTTCGAAAGAAAAACGCTGCTGATAAAGAAAAAGAATTAGCCGAATTAAAAAATGATGTAAGTGAAATTAAACAAATGATAGCAGAACTAACAAAAAAGATGGTAGAACAAAATGGCTAGAAAAGTATACGTAGGTTTAAGTGATACAATTAACACTTTTAGAGTGAAAACTAATACTATTGCTGCTCAAATTGGAGATTTGGATGATCTTAATAATGACTATACTGGCCATGATTCGGATATTGTCCAAGCTTTAAATTTAAGTCAAGCACAGCGCAGAAAATATACTGCAGGAAACGGAATTTTAAAGACTAGTGTTAATGGAAATCTTACNGGAGATTCAAGCGGAGCATTTTCAGTAGCTGGCGGTCACGGCTTAACTCAAGAAGCGTCTGGTCTTAAATTAGAAGATATGCCAGCAAACACTGTTAAGGTAAGAGATGCAGGAACTGCTGGAGCTTCATCAAATAAAGAAGTTACTGATCAGCAAATTTTAATTGGTGATGGAACAGGTT